TTGAGTTGTATGGACTTCATCCTTCAACTCATTAACTTCTCTTTCCAGTTCTTCAACATTTTTCTCTAATTGCAGCCTAGGCTTTCTAATTTCATTTATAACCTTAACCGCACCCCATAAAGCACCAAAGCCGCTGATAATTGCCAAAAGGACTTTCCAGAAAATGATTAAGTCTTCCATGGCGTTACCTCCAAATCTTTCACAATATCAGTAGGAAGATAGAAAATTCCCTCTATAATTTTAGACTTGACAAAAACGACCTTTTTTGGTATAATATTATTAGAAAAAATAATCGGAGGTATTATGGAAGATTTATTTGACTTAGAATTTGAAAAATACTTTGCCATTCCTTCTACCTATTCGCCTGAACGTAAAGCCACAGAAATTCGTAATAGGATTTTTAGTGACGAATACATTGGCTCTTTGAAAAAAGACGGAAATATGAGCCGTTTCGTCAAGAGCCAAGGTAAAATGGCTCTCCAAAGCCGCAATAGAAGTAGAGTAACAGGATTATTCACTGATAAATTGGATTATGTGCCGCATATTACTAAAAGTTTAGCAAAACTTCCCGAAGAGACAATTCTTATCGGAGAACTTTACTACCATGGCGGCAATAGTGATAAAGTAGGTGAAATCCTCCGTTGCAAAGTAAATAAAGCACTTGAGCGGCAAGAGGGCGATTATGGAAAACTTTATTACTATATCCATGATTGTTGGTTTTATGATGGCCACGATATGCGGCAAGTGCCTTATGAAAAACGTATTAAGATAGTGCAACAGCTTGTTCCGCAGTTTAATAACCCTTATATTGAAATGCCTACTTACGTTTATACACCTCAAGATATTAATGAACTTATTACCTGGGCTTTTGAACATGATGAAGAAGGATTAGTGCTTGTTCGTAAAAATGCCCTTGTTGAACCTGGAAAACGCACCGCATGGAAAACAATTAAAGTCAAAAGAGAGTTAGACCAGGAAATTGATTGCTTCACTACCGGTAAATATAAGGAGGCCACTTATCTCTATGACGGAAAAGAACTCGAAACTTGGCAATATTGGGAAAATACTAAAACGGGTGAGCTTATTTATGATACTTTGTTTGAGCGTTACCAGTTTGGTGAGCCTTTTGTCCCTGTTACAAAGCCTTTCTTCTATGGCTGGGCAAGTTCAATCGAACTTGGATGGTATGACGGAGACGGAAATATCGAAGTTATCGGATATGTAAGCGGCGTTGAAGATTTTATTAAAAAGGATATTGTAGAAAACAATAGTGCTTATGTGCTGCGGCCATGCCGTGTGACCGCAATGGAGTGGACAAAAGATGGAGCATTACGTCATCCAAAATTCAAAGGCTTCCGCGACGATATAGATCCTAAGGATTGCCGCAAAGACAAAGTATTTAATAATTATTAAAATAAAAGTACAAGTATAGTGAAACTATACTTGTACATATTATTAACAATATAATCTTAGAGAATAATTGTACTAAAATCACTTAAAAAATGAGGTATTATTCTCAAGGAGGGATTATTTTTATAGTGAAGAGATTAGTAGATACTAATGTTCTTTTAGATTTCCCTAATATACTTCAAGAACCAGAAATAGTTATTCATTATTCTTCTATTGAGGAATTAGACAAATTAAAAATTGCGACTGGTGAACGGGGTATGTTGGCACGAAAAGCAATCCATTCATTGGAAGACAATGCTGGTAATTACGAAATTTGCAATATAGAAGTGCTAGGTAAAGAGGTAGACGACGTCCTTCTCTTCATAGCAGAAAAGTTTAAATATATATTAATTACCAATGATACCAACTTAAGAGTAAAATGCCTTGCTAAAGGCGTCGAGTGCAGCGGTTATCAAACTGAAACCATTGACTACACTGACATATATAAGATAGAATGTAAATTATCTGAGGAAGAACTTGCCAATTTTTACGAAGGCTATTGGGACGATTCAATAGTAGAAGAAAATCAATATTTGCTTCTCTTGAATAAACAAAATCAAGTTATTGATAAGTATGTAAAAAGGCAAGGTCGTTTGGAAAGAGTTTTATTTCAAACTATTAATTCTGACTACCTCGGTACAATTAAACCCCGTAATTTAGAGCAGCAACTTGCTATTGATTTACTCCATAACCGCGTTGCAAAAGTCAAATTAATACGTGGTGTTTACGGGAGCGGGAAAGACTATCTCATGTTAAGTCAAGCACTTCAATATGTGCAAGACGGAGTATTCAAAAAGATTATTTTTATCCGACCCAACATTGGAGTAAAAAATATACCCGAAATTGGATTCCTCCCAGGCTCGGCCTTTGATAAGTTGTCTTGGACTCTTGGTCCGTTTTATGATAAAATTGGTGGGGTCGAAGGAGTAAAACAATTAATCGCGCGAGAACAGTTAGAACTAGTACCACTTTCCTTTATCCGTGGCCGCAGTTTTGAAGATTCTATTGTTTATGTTTGCGAAGGTCAAAACGCAACAACAGAAATAGCAAAACTTATCCTAGGCCGCATTGGTGAAGGTTCAGAACTTTGGTGGAATAGTGATAACCATCAAACAGATAGACGCATTTTTGATGAGGACAATGGCGTTTTTAAAATGCTAGAAAAACTTCATGGTAATCCACTATTTGGATATGTTTATCTACCAAAAACAGAACGCGGCGACGTAGCAAACCTTGCAAATCTATTAGATAATTAATACCTCAAAGGGCAGTTGACAAAACTGCCCTTTTCTGTTATAATAATATTAGAAATACGGTTGAAAGGAGGCTAAAATGGACTCGATTCAGTTAAAAAATAAAGAACTTGCAGAAAAGTATCCATTTCTTGTTCCGCGCAATGTTTGGACAGATGAAATATATGAAGATTATGATTATGATTGCCTTTTCTTGACGGATTATACAGGTTGGTGGAAAAGATTTGGTATTCCACTTTGTGAAGATTTAAAAGATATTCTTATTCGTAATAATTATCTTGATAAATTCCGCTTTTCTCAAGTGAAAGAAAAATATGGCTCATTACGCCTTTACGATTTTGGCGCACCGCAAGAATGGCATACTCACTTATGGGCATGGGAGTATATTTCCGCGCATACTTGCATGAAATGTGGAGCTTTTCCCGTTTCCATGAAAAGCGATGGATGGCTAAGTCCTTATTGTGACGATTGCTGGACAAAAATGCACCCTCATGATAATGTCAATAGAACAGATAATACTGTAGTACTAGAAAAGGAACTCGAAATAACACAATTTTCCACTGATGGAGATACTGTTGTTACCATTGATTTAATTCCTTTTTACGAGTCCATAGGATATAAAATGACATGAGTTATACAGCTGATGATATTAAATCTTTAAGTTTTAAAGAAGGCGTCCGTACAAGAATCCAAATGTATCTTGGAAGTGCCGACAATGAAGGAACTTACCAGGCCTTTAAGGAAATACTAAATAACTCTACAGATGAAGCGCTTGTAGGCTACGGCAAGCAGATTGATATTGCTGTTGATGAAGATGAAAATTCGATAGAAGTACAAGATTATGGCCGTGGCGTTCCATTTTTAGTGCGGCCCGACGGTACCAATGTGCTTGTTGATATTTATACTAAAGCCCATACGGGTGGAAAGTTTGATGAAGGCGCATATAAAAACGTTTCGGGTCTGAATGGCATTGGCGGCAGCTGTGTTTGTTTGTCATCTCGCTTTTTCATAGTAGAAAGTACTCGAGATGGACGGGCCGCGCGGGCAGAATTTAAACAAGGTGATTTAGTTTCTTATACAGAAAAAGCTTCAAAGCATAAAAATGGGACTATGGTAAAGTTTTCACCTGACCCAGAGGTTTTTAAAGACGAACCGATACATTATAGTTATAAACGTATTTGTAACGATATAAAAAATATTTCATATCTTTATAGCGGCATCACTTTTAATATTTATAACCTTAAAACTGGTGAAAAAGAAAAATATTGCGCTAAAAATGGTATTATTGATTTCGTAAAGGATAATGTAGGTAAAGGCCTACACTCCCATATTATTTCCTCTTCTATTGAAGAAGATGGCGATAAAATCGAAATTGCCTTCCAATGGGGTAGCGAGCGTGAAAAGTCCTATGTTTTTGTAAATGGATTACTTTGCCCCGAAGGAGGTTCACCAGTAACAGGTGCTCGGGCTGCACTAACAAGAACATTTAATGCTCTTTCAAGGCAAAACTTTAGTGGAGAAGCAATTCGAGGCAATTTATTCTATGTTATAAATTGTTCTGTGGCAAATCCTTCTTTTGCTAACCAGACAAAATCTAAAATTAACAATACTAATTTGCGGACAATGGCATCAAATTGCTTTTCTGATGCTTTAAAGGAAATGTTTAATACCTATCGCAGCGAGTTTGATACTGTCGTTGAAGTATTAAAAAAGGTTTCAAAAGCAGAGGCCGCTGCAGAACGTGCACGTCAAGCGGTTATGACGGCACAAAAGGATATTGAAAAGAACCAAAAGAGAAAAGTATTTAATAGCGATAAACTAAAAGATGCAGAATTTTTAGGCCAAGATTCAACACTCCTTATTGTTGAAGGAAACAGCGCGGCCGCATCTATGGCCGTAGCAAGGGATACTAGTAAATATGGTATTTTAGCTATTAGAGGTAAGATTATTAATTGCCTTGCCAATGATAATGAGAAAATATTTGAAAATGAAGAGATAAAGTTACTGCTTAGTGCAATGAATATCCCTTCTAATGGAAATTATGACGCAAAAAAGTTAAGATATGGTAAAATTGCTATATGCGTCGATGCTGATAGCGATGGATACCATATAGGCCTTCTTATCATGGCCGCATTGCACTATTTAGCGCCTAGTTTTATCCAAGAAGAACGACTTTGCTGGCTCCGCTCACCTCTTTACATTGTCAAGAGCGGTAAAAAAGAACTTTACTATTTTGATGATGAGGAGTACAATAAAGTTAAAGGTAAAATCCGTGGAGAAGTAGTGCGGGCCAAGGGCCTCGGCGCATTATCCGCCGAGCAAGCTCACAATTCCATGTTTACATCTGAATTCCAACGTATGGACGTTATTAAACCGTCAAAAGAAAGTATAACACTCCTTGAACAGCTGATGGGCGTTGATGTAGAGCCTAGGAAAAAATTTGTTTTTAATAATATTGATTTTAGGGAGATAAAAGAATGAAGAATGACATGACTCAAATTATAAAAGAGTCCTTTGGGCAGTATGCTGGAGCCGTTCTTCAGTCAAGAGCATTAGTAGACGTACGGGATTGTCTAAAACCTTCCGCAAGACAAATCTTATATTGCCTTTATACAGATAAGTTTACTCACGATAAACCTTTTAAAAAGACACTAAAAGCCATTGGTAGCTCCATGCGCATGTATATCCATGGTGACGCATCCTGTGAAGGTATTATCATGCGCGCGGGCCAGCCTTTCTCTATGCGCTATCCTTTAGTAGAAGTAGAAGGTTCATATGGCAATCTTATGGAGAGCGGTAACTGGGCCGCGCCAAGGTATACAGCCTCCCGTTTGGCGGAAATTACAAATACTCTTTTTACTTCTATTGATAAAAATACAATAGAGGATTGGAGAGACAACTATGACGATACAGAGAAATACCCCTCTGTATTACCCTCTCTTGGCTATTATAATATTGTTAATGGTACAATGGGGATTGGCGTGGCATTAGCCTCCTCTATCCCGCAATTTAACCTTACCGAAGTCAATAATGCTCTTATAAAACTCCTTTGGGATGAAGAGACTCCTTTTGAGGATATTTATTGCGCCCCAGACTTTGCCACAGGTGGCATTATCCTTAACGAGGGTGAGATTAAGGAAAGTTTAAGGAATGGTAGCGGGCCTTCGATAAAAATTCGTAGCGTAATAGATTATAATGAAAGTGGGCGCTATTTTGAGGTTAAGGAAATCCCTTATGGAGTTTATACTAACACCATTTGTCAACAATTGGAAGACCTCGAATTAAACAATCCTGCGTGCGGCATCACCCACCATAACGACCTTACAGGTACAAACCCTTGTATTAAAATTTATCTTTCTAAAATTGCAAAACCCGAAAAAGTTTTACAGTTACTATTCAAAGAAACCTCACTCCAATCATACTATGGTATTAATATGACCATGCTTGATCGAGGAATGGAGCCAAAAGTATTTGGATGGAAACAGGCATTGCTCCTCCATTTAAAGCACGAAGAAGAATGTTACCGTAAGGCTTTCAACTACGATTTGGAAAAATTCCGTGCACGGCTGCACATTGTAGAGGGCATTATCAAAGCCATTAGCATCATTGATGAGGTTGTTGATACAATCAGAAAATCTAGCTCCTCAACAACTGCCAAAACCAACTTAATGAATAATTTTGGTTTCACCGAACCACAAGCCAAGGCTATCCTTGAAATTAAGTTAGCACGACTTGCAACCCTAGAATTGGCAAAATACCAAGAGGAAGCCAAAACCTTACAAGATAATATAGATCGTATCCTTGAAATTCTTAATAACGATACTTTATTTAAACAAGAGATAGAAAAAGGATTCCGCGCAATGATTGAGAAATATGGCGATAGCCGCAGAACAAAAATACTCAATATTGAAACCGAAGAAGAAGAGCCGCAAGAAATTGAAAAGTACAATCTATTTTTAACTAATACTAATCGACTTATCGTACAGAAGTCAAGTTCACTGTTGACTGGAACGAGAAATACCGCGGGCACACGCTTCAAACTCAATTCTAATGAGCTTATAGTCTCTATGGTAGAGTGCAATACCAATGACCCCGTGATGGTTACCACATCTCTTGGTAGAGGATACCTGCTAGATAGCTTTTCCGAGGATATTACAAGTTTAAACGATAGCTTTAACTTAAACGACAATGAATATTGCCAATTCCTAGTTAATACCATTGAAAAAGATAAAGACCTTTTCTTTGTTACTAAACTTGGCCAAATCAAAAGAGGAAAAGTAGAAGACTACATCCCCGTGAAGAAAAAAGCAGGGATTACCCTTTTA